GCGAACCATCTGGATTATCACGATGTTTTGACTTTTGATTCCCATACACTTCGCCAATTGTGGCACTGTCTGAAGAAAACCCACTATACGGGGTGCTATACCACATTTGAGGATTGTATACTGGTTTTTTCCTATAGAAAACCAGTATGTTTTCGTGAGATTTTAGAGGCATTACCTTCGCATTCATCGGGTTTGTTCCTTGTGGCTTTTCCCATATCCATTCATACTTCAAATGTTTTATATTTGAATACGCTAACACGGCAGTGAATGGTTGTGCAGCAGTGAATACCATTGCTGCTGATTGCTTACAAATCCGATGGTATTGTTCCCATAGTTTGTCAAGTGGAATTATTGTGTCCCACGCACATGCTGTTGTGCTAAACTAACCATAGGGCAGATCACACAATACCATGTCCACTGAATTGTCTGGAATATGTTGCATTATTTCCAAACAGTCACCGTGAACTAAAGTATTTGGGTGAATTTGCCCTATGGCTTTAGCCTCCTGTGTAGTTAAAAATTTCATAAGTTTAAGTAGTCTTGTATTCCAAAGAATTTGTCTGCACTAATGTCCAAACAAACTTGCATACGCCATTTCAAATAATGTCGTATTGATCAAAATGTCAAGAATTTTCATTCTAACCTTTTTCTGCTGTTTTGTTTTTGATCATCATGAAAGTGGATAACTTGCACAGATCTTTATAAAAATTCTCTGCTTCTGTTGAAGTTAAATCATTAAAATGTAATTTCCATCTACTGTCTCCACGACTAACATATTGTTTTGGAAGTATCATTGTGTATGGAAACGGGGAACTTATCACTTTTAACCGGTAGAAAAGAATCTCAGAAACAAACTTGAATCTACAGTCATGTATCAATTTGCCATGAATACTCCATGTATTAATTTCTTCCGAATTTTCTTTTTTGCACGAAAATCCAATCATATGATCTGGATGAACGTATTTTTTCAGAAGATTTTGAAACTCGATTGAAGTTACCAATTCCGTTGTTTGATGATCTGTGGAAAACTCTATGTAGTTTGATTCTGGTTGAGAATGAAATTTCAATTCATCACCACTCAGTGATATCACGCATATATTCAGAAGTTAATAGACGATACAGTTTTTTCTCAGTGGACATGTAGTCGTCATTCCCACCAGTGTTTCCACCTTGCTGACATGCAAAGAAGTTTTTGAATTTTTCTTGGTCATTTACAATTTTAATAAATGTTTCTTTTTCCATAAACTTCATTACTGATTGTGTATAAACTGGATTGACTCCAACAAATAGTAGACGGTCCCAATCCTTGTTTACAGACACGTGATTCATAGTAAAACAATTTGGTTTAATGATCTTCTTCTTGTTGTCAGTGTGCGCGATTGAGAACTTTATTTCTACTTTTTTGCCATTGACGAGACGATCAAACGAATCATTTGACTTTGGTGATTTTTCTACGGTGTGACCAAGTTTGAGTAGCAAGTTTGAAGTGAAGATTTCCCCAAATTGCCCCTTCTGTTTGTTGTCCAGAAACTTGTATCCTTGAAATGGTGTCCCTACCCATGGATCACACAGATTATCTGCAATAAACTCTTGCATTGGTGGTTGATTTGCAATTTCATATAGACTTGCATATCCAGTTTTATTCGTATTTGATTCGGTGTAACTGTGTTCTACGATCATTGCCATGTTGTTTCTCCTAGTTAGTGGTTGTATTTTAACTGAACTTTCTAAAAAATACAACCACTTGGAGTTTTAAATTAAGTAATGCTGGTATTATTCGCCGTCTTCAAACAAACTATCTATAGCAGAATCTTGCTTTTTGGTTTCTGATTTTGCTTTTTTCTTTTTTGAGTCTTTTTCAGAATAGTATTCTGGATTTTCTTTTGCATGCTTAATTCTTGCTTCAGCAATTTTGTAGTAATCAGGGTCTAATTCGATTCCAATGAAATTAAAATTTTCTAACATTGCTGCTTTACCCGTAGAACCACTCCCCATAAATGGGTCGAGGACTGTTCCGTTTGGTGGAGTGATTAGACGACACAAATATTTCCCAAGTTCCAGTGGTTTTACTGTGGGGTGATTGTTTTTTGTTATTCTTGCTTTATTGAAAGCACCATCGCCTTCTTTTATTACTACTCCTCGCTTTGCATCTGCAACGGCTTGGCATGATCTTGCCAATATTTTGTCTGGTTCAGATTCAAGTCCCTCATTTCTGTCTTTTTTGCTTGCCTTCGCGCAATAGAAGAATCTTGCAGCACTACCAGTTCCACTATCAAATGGTATTCGTTCTCCACCAAAATATTCTGATTTTCCAGTTCCGGTATTCTTGTCGCCATAGCCGGTTATTTTTACATTTGGCAAACTGTTTCCAGCACCATTTGACTCTGGAAATAATTCTAAGACTTCGTCTTTTTTAAATAATTTTTTTAATTCTATAGGCATTTTGTCGTATAATTCTTTATTTATTTCCATATCTACATTCCCTACTACAAAATTTTCTTTTTCCTGCTTGACTCGGTTTTATTCTAAAAATACTATCACATTTTTTACATTTACAATAGGTCTGCTGTTTATTAATATTCCCATTATAAATTCTTCCATGTTCTTCATAATGACATTTGATACATAAAGTTATGCCATTAGAAGTATCCCACAACTCGTCACAACCCAATGCTTCTTTCAGTGTGGTAATATTAAATTTTGAAATTATTTTAGACATTTCCAAAATATGATGTGCTTCTAATGATTCATTAGAATTGCATTTTGTACATTTATAGACATCTCTGTTGTATACAGAAAGTGCCCATTTTCTATATTTGGTACTATCCCTTATAGCTTTGTTTAATCTACTTGAACCACCCTTCCAATTATAATGATTTTCTCCACTTGACTTTTCTGACCTATTATATACAGCTTCTACATTTTCAGAGCACCATTTTTTCATAGAAACTGATCTTTTTCTTTTTGATTCTTCACTCTTAGGAATTCCAGTTAGATGATTGTCTCCTTTTTGTCTTCCTAATGTTAATGCTTCTAATTGTTTTTCTGTCAGATCAAATAATTTAGCAGCTTCGGTTCTATGATCCATACATGCGACATATCTTACCTTTTTTAATTCATAAGGTCTTCTATACATCTTTTTTTTGCAAATAATACATTCACAATTCGGTGTTCTCATTTAACCATTTTCCTAATTTAATAATATCTTCATGAGAAATGTCTTCTCTCAAATAATATTTATCAGAATGCGACAATATTAAATTTGCAGGAAATCTTCCCTTGCTACTATCAAAATCTGCTGATTCCGTTGGATTTCCATATGTATTTTTTTGTGTTCTGGTGCTATTTTTCAATCCGTATTCAGTTCTTTCTCTGCCATCGACCCTGCATCCATCAATGTTAATTGCACCAGTTCCCCATTTCAGAACATTATTTGCAACTGTGCCGACCAGCGGCTTGCGCGCCATGATGCAGGGGTCAAGGTTCGGCTTTACGCCCGCGTCCTGGTGTTCGTGCTGCGCCTGCGACATAGCACGCTCGGTCGCAGAAAGTGTGCGGATGCTTTGCAACAACGACAGCGAGGCGTTGAAGTAGCTTTCCGCAGTTGAGGCATTCACACTGAACCCACCGGGAAGGCTGCACGCCCGGATGATGGTGCTCGGCGTGATCTGCGACAGTGAGAACTTCAAGGTTCTCCAGTCGGTTGTCGTGCTTGACTTCGTTTCGGTGGTGGACGTGCTCCCATCGCTCCAACTTTCGGCCAAGGTGCGCCTCCATGACGACACGATGTTCAAGCTGGTAGTCGTCGCCAACTCGAACAGCGACATACCCATCGGATCGCACAAAGCGGCCCGTGTACTGGTGATTTCGTCGGCACTCCATTGAGCAATAGCGCACGCCGCGCCGTACTCGCTTTGGCTTGACGTTGAATTCTTTTCCGCAGCACTCGCAGACGACAGCAACCATAGACGGGCCTCCAATCGAATTAGGTTAGATAGTATTATATCCCGTTCCTGCTCGTCGGTGTACGGCTTTGAAGCAAAAGTAACCGTTTCAAGCGCGGGCTTCAGCGCCGTGCCCCAGCCTTGCCAATTACGGGCGGCTTCGGTGTTGCCGCCAGTCCGTAGGTTGCCGCTGTGCCCGATACCGTAGACCGTGCCATCCTCGCGCCGGTCACATGCCGCGCCAATCAGGCGGCGCTCATCGGAGCTGTACCCAAGCACATCAGCAAGACTGGCTCGGTATTCGGAACTTGGTACGATGAATTCGATGGCTGCGCCAGTTGATCGCGCTCGCCCTTCCTCCCAATCGCGCACGCTGCTCGGGGTGCAGCCGACCAACTCCGCGACTTGCTCCCGCGTCATTCCAGCAGCTTCTCGACGGCTGCGCAGCATTGCGGACTGTTCAGCGGGCGATGCGCCGCCCGCCTTGTCAATGGCTTTTGAAACGTCCAGACTTTTCGGAAACCCAGACCCGTACACCCAGGCGATCATGTCGCGGATCTCGAACCCTGCATCCTCGATCCGCACGGCCATGCGGTGCTGCGTCCTAGTTCCCGCAAACGCCAACAAGTGCCCGCCGGGCTTGAGTACGCGCAAGCATTCCTTCCAAATCTCAACACTTGGAACGTCGTAGTCCCATTTTTTTGACATGAAACCACTGGCATTTGTATAAATACTTGATATGGAATTAAGTAAACCTTTAGGAACATAAAGATGCAGAAAATACTCAGAACTTGCCCCGTTTGTAGTACCCAATACGAGGCTAACCTTAATAGGCTGAAGCACGGTAGACAAACTACTTGTAGTAAGGTTTGTTCTTACAATCTTAGGTCTGATAAAATTAGAAAAAGTGTTACTCTTGAGTGTGGTAATTGTGGCACTGGAGTAATCAGAAGCCCTAGTCAAATCAAAAGTAAGCACGGGCGTGTCTTCTGTTCCGCTTTCTGTAAGGGCGAAGCTATGAGTAAAGGAATCATCCCCCATGTTATCGCTACCCCATACAATATCAGGAATCCCATCTCTGAAGATAGGAAAAGGGAAATCTATTCCAGAGTTTGGGAAACAAGAAGAAAAAATGGAACTGATAGGCACACTGAAGAAACCATAAGAAAATTGTCCGAAATTACCACCAAAAACATCGTCAGCGGTAAAATCAATAGAATTTCCAAAATCGAATATGAAGTTGCCGATAAACTTACTTCCATTGGCGTCAATTTTATCCCTCAATGCGGTATCAGGGATATAAAAACTGGAAGATACTGTGCTTCTGTCGATTTCTATCTCCCTGACTTCAACATTGCCGTCGAAGTAAATGGGACTTTCTGGCATAGCGACCCTAGATTTTATGATAGGGATAGTCTCACACCTGCTCAAATCAGAACACAGACTAGATTTGAAAGAAAAGTCTCTATATTGGATTCTCTTAATATCACCCTCGTAGAAATCTGGGAGCATGATATTAAAACTTTTCCAGACAGCTTTATTAATCCTCTTATAAAGATTGTCACCTAATCCATAAGGTGGATCAGTAACAATACTGTCCACCGAGTTGTCTGGCAATTTCTTCAATTCATCTAAGCAATTTCCATTGTATAAGTTATAATCACTCAATTTTTACTTTCCTTGTTCAATTTTTCCCAAATCACGCATCTTTCCCACAATTGTTTGATCACTCGGGATGAGATTGCATCTGGATGATTTTCAGAATAGTCTATGCCATCTACTAATTCTGGCTCCCACACAGTTTCCCACAATTCGAATTCATTTCTGATGTCTTGACCCAATCCATGATGTAGAAAAATCAAGTCACCCTCTGGATACGAAGCAAGTTTTTTGCGAGCATCTATGTCAAATTCAGAGAAAACTTTTGTTGCAATTTCAGATTCTGTCATTATCCAAATGCCTTAATAATAACCATTGTTTCTGCCATTCGTCCACTTAACTTTGTTTCGGTTGAGTTAATTTCTTTATAAGTTTTTCTCATGGCAACCTTGGTTGCTTTTGCAAATGCAGGAATAACATCTGCTGGTTTTCGCACAGTCTTTTGCGTAGAGAGGGTTGGGTCAAATCCAATAATGGCAGTTCCTTTTACAGTCATTTTGCCAGCATGTGAATCTGCCACGTAATACATTAACTTTCGTTTTTTCGTGTCGTATAACCACACTTCAGATGATTCTACCAATTTCGCAGGACTTTCTGATTTTAATCCCAGTGATGGTTCTTCTTTTTGGTATCTGATCTTGGCAGCAAGTGTTTCTGGCGAAACTTTCTTTTTTGCTCTTGGCTTGCGCTCTACCTTTTTTACCTGAACGTATGATTCACAATCTGCAATTACTGTTTCAGAAAACTTGATCATGTTTCGCAATTGAATTTTGCCAAAACATGAATACGCTTCTGCCAAGTCTTTTTCTTTGCCACTTTGAGCCAAAACCAATTCGTCTAATCGTTTTTGCCATATTGACTTGATTTCTCCAATCAAGTTTGGAAAAACATTCATTGAACGTATGGTATTTATTGGGCTTACTTCTGGTGCAGTTTTGCAACCACTTAACACAAAATCATCAAAGATGCCCTCAAGTTCAGCGGCACATTCAGACATTTTTTCACGAAGACGATCTTGAATGTTAGGCTTTGCTATTTTTTCATCTTCAGTGGTATCTTTGGCTTTGACAACTACAGTTGGTTGTAGCAAATTATTAATTTCTTTTTCTATTTGTTGAATTTCTGCCTCGGTTAGTTCCAGACCAACCAATGCACATCTACACAACCAAGCGATTGTAATTCGAATATCCGAGTCATTTACTTTTTGAAATTTCTTGTGATCACCCAACCGGTTTTTTGATTTGAGCCAATCGGAGATCATTTCTTTGGCTTCTTTTTTTCCATAATTGTAATTATACCAATTAAATGCTCTGACCAACCTTTCTTTGCGATCCGAATTTGTGCAATCTTCCCAAGTTGGTTCAGGACCGATGTATTTTATTTCTGCCACTTTTGGGATTAGAAGTTTTAGTTTCATAATAATTTAGAGAAAAAGGGCACTGTTTCCAGTGCCCAAATCATTCAGTGAGTATTTAGCATTACATTTCAAGCAACCACAAGATTGCGAATCTTGTTTGCTTCAAGGAATAGACGATGCTCTTCCAGTTCAATGTCACGCATTGCTTGCAGTTTTGCCAAATACAGTTTGTCATCTGCCCTGGTAAAATCAGGATCATACTGACGCATAATAAAGCACTCGTAAACAAGTTCATCTTTGTTCATCATTTTCTCCTGAAAAGTAATTGTATTTAGATCAGATCGTTGTCGTAATTATCAAACTCTTCACCGAAATCGTCAAATCCAAAATCTTCTTCGAATTCTTCTGGTTGGTTTGCATCTTCCTGAACACCTTTTGTGAATGCTTGCTCTGGTGATACGCCAAGTTCACTGATTACCTCGTACCGACATGCCCGACCCTTCGAATCGTTGTAATCGGAAGGGATACTCACGACATCACGCGGATTAATCTTCACGATTACAATCCGTTCTCCACCAAAGTGCCGTAGATAATCCATTGAGCAGAAGTGCAGACCATGCGAACAAGTTCTGTTACGGTCATCGTCTACTTTGTTTCTTTCCATGCTAACCACAGTTACACCGTTTTCAATGTTTACAGTGACATTTCCATCGTACTCAGGGAGTGAAGCAATATCTTCATCTGTCATCATATTGGCAGGTTTGTTGAGAACCGATCCGCTATAAACATCATAAAAATCTTCGCGGACTTTCTTGTACGCCAAGAAGTGACCATCTGGTGTGATGGGAAGATTGTTCTTTTCAAGAAACCCATACAGTTCATTTACTGCACGGTTGCTTGGGTTTTGCATCAGGTTGTGCATAAATTGCACAAGAGAGTCAATGTCAAACCCTTCCTTGAGCATTTCAATCATGCGCGAACAAATGCTGTTGTGCATGTCTTGTCCTTGCCAATACAAGGTGTCTTCCTTGATTGTAATATTGCCGTTACTGTATTCAACTACGGCCTTCTTGGGTTCTACCATTTCCCTGACAGAATCCCATTGCTTTGATTTTACTGCGTCGATGATTTTTTCATAAAACAGATGTGANGGNGAGATGGTATGTGGATTGTTGTCGATGACAACGACCAGATTCTTGCCTTGCATGATAAACGGGTATGACATGTATTTCTCCTGGTGGTTTAGTTGGTGGATGAATCAACCAGATTGATATAATGAACTACATCTTCTGTCCTTACATTGTAGCATGAACCGAGCACAGATACAAGTGGGTATTTTTTGTTCAGAAGAGACATTTGGTGATTCAAATGCTCGTATTCTTTTTTGTAACTTTCTTCCTTGATATCATAGCGAGAGGAAAGATACCGAATGCAACTATCTTTGTAGTTTGGAATATTATCTGGATTAATGCCATGCTCAGAAATGATGTAATTTCTCACTTTTGCAAAATCTGAATTTTTGTCTTTTAGGAGTGCAATGATTCGGTTGTCTTTGTAAAGTTTGTTTGAGACAATGGAATTAAAGATTTTAATGAGGGCTGCTTTTTTCTGGTGCTTTTCCACTATGGATTTCGCGTAGTCTTCAACATTGATCCAATTTTTCTTATCTTTTATAGCATTATATACGTTTTTACGCACACCGTAAATTGTTAAGTTAAGTTCTGGAATTCCAGACTCAGTGATGTAATCATGCAATGTCATTGCTTCCATGGTGCGATAGTCACCATCTGTGTTGAACCCAGACATTTGGATATAATAATAAGTTTTATTATCATCAAAATCGCTCAACATGGACGAGTCGTCCCATGTGTATTCCCCGCGAGAATTTTGTCCAACAGTCAGAATGGCACCCGATTGTCGAGAACTGTCTGATTTCTTTCGTTCTTTCACTGCAAGTTGGCTTGCTTTGATCCAGTTTGGGGGACAACCAAATTCTTCATACAATTCTTTGTATTTTGCTGGCTTAGTTGGATCACTTGGAGTCAAACACACCAAAGTTCGTGTATTTTTTACATGCTGGATTTCAGCAGGCATGAGTGACTTATTTCTCCAGTTGTGTTTGGTTCTTTCAAGGATACCAACCTTGAGGTCAGATTCAACGAAACAGATGTCGGTTGAAATGTTAAAGTTCCAATACCGAGTTTGGTCAGAATAATTCAACGAGGAAGTCAACTCTCGCATTTGCTGTCCATACTGATTAAACGCATTGACCCGGATATTGTATTTTTTCTCCAAATCAGACACTTTTGCGTTGATGCTATCAATCACAAATGAATGCCGAACTGGATCAATTTTGCAAAACTTTTGTGGATGAGTTTTTACATAATGAATTACTGCAGCACGATACAGCGATTCGTAGTGCATTTTTCCAAGATATAGTGCTTTTTCCCATGCATTCTCAATTTTCCCTGCTTCTTCTTCGATTTCTTTGTAGATTTGTTTGTTGATTTCTCGAAGTTTCTCTTTGATTTTTGCGATTGTGCTTGGAATGTAACTTAGCCCTTCACGACTCGCCTGAAAATCAAGATCGCCAATTTCAAACCGAATATAAAGATCGCAATCGAGTAGATGGCGAAGACTTCCAAGGTTTTGTTCACTATTTGGCACGTTAATTGGATATGCAACATTTCCCATTACAGCAATACTCTGACTTTGTCTGTGAGTAAGAATGTGTACGCCCGGAATGATATCCTTTTTATTGAATCCAATGTCCGGAATCTTGAACGTGGAATCTCCACTAATAGTTGGTTTGATTTCAAAATGCTTGTATACTTGCTCTGCTTCTTGCTTGAATTTATAAAAATCCGAAGAATTGCTAACAGCAAACTTGATTTCAACTCCACTTTGTTCTTCTGTTGAAATTTCAGACATTTTGGCAATTGCAGGAACACCAATGTCATTGACAAATGCAGTATAAATTCTCTTCATCCCGTCTTTGATTGCAGTGACGCTGAAGTTTTCGGTATAAGAGAATGGGCTTTTGGAACCAAGGCCGAGCGCACCAACAAAATCATTGGAATCAGTCTTAGTAGATTCGAAGTAGGTGGTATAAATTTTATTTACTTCATCGTCATTTAGACCAACACCATAGTCACGAATTGAGAACCAAGGCTCAAGTGCAGAAGGAAGATGAACATGGAATGGTTCCGATGCTTTTTTTGCAGCAACGTGAGAATCATATGCATTTGTGCTCAACTCTCGCACAATAGCGCGGATTTTGTTTGCATACAAAGAACTGCTCAGGATATTGAATGCCTTGCTACTTGCCTTGATCTTGAAATCAGATACAGCACCAACTTCAGATAGCGTGGCAAGGTTTTCAGTTTGCTGATGAGTGATCATCTTTTCCTCTTGGATAAATAAACAATAGATGGATGAAAATTAATGAAAATAGGTGAACTACTGGCCGAGAGTTTAGCGACGATAGACGCAGATGTCAACTGGATCTACGACAAGTTTTTCCGCGCAGACATAGAGGAACTTGCCAGAACTGGAATTATTACTTTTTTCATGTTCGGAGAACAAGAAATTTCTTCTGCTGATTTAAAAACTGAATTGTGCAAACAAGCACATCGTGAAAATCCTGTTAGAATTTTAATCAATTCAGATTCGAGTGGGGGAAATTTGTATAGTCCGNCGCTCCAATACGTCTCAATTACTGTCAATTGGAATGCTGCCAATTACGCCAGACATCATTTTAACGGAGATGTCCGAGAAGCGCATGCAAATCTTGCAGGTAGACAAAAAGAGATGTTTAAGACAGAATTCACTGAAGAAAGAATCAAAGGAACAATACATCATGAATTGGCGCATTGGGTAGATGATTCGCTGCACGCAAAGCATATCCAAAAACGAATAGATTGGGCAACAAAAAACAAAAAACGTGATTTGTCTAAAAAGGTTCCAATTAATTTAGATCCGATTGAGATTCATGCTCAAATTCATAACATATATCAATTAAAAAATAAATTTCCAGAAAAGTGGGATTCAATGACGTTTGATGACATGATTTCTNACGTCCCGTCACTAATGATTATCTCATCTGAACTTAGTCCAGATCATTTAAAAGAGTGGAAAAAGTTGTTGAAGAAACGGATGCACCGTGAAGGATTGCTTGGCAAACGAATGAAGTGAATTAATGCTGCGGCGGCGCGTAGAATACCATTAACTTCAATTCTGTTTCTCCGCCATTAACAATTTCATGAACAGCACCCATCGGTATTGCGATGCAGTCGCCAGCATATGCAGAACTTTTTTGGTTGTCAACTTCTACTTTTGCTTGTCCTTGCATCACATATAGCAGTTGGTCGCCATCTTCATGCACTTCCTTGTCAATCTTCCCTCCAACTGCTATAGTCATCACCACGACTTGAATCTTTGTTAAAGTTTTGACAACTTCTCTGAAAGATGGATTTTCAAGAGTTTTGTTTTTTAGATTTTTAATAACAAATTCTGATTCTTCCGTATTCTCTACAATATTTGAGAGAAATTTCAGTCGTTGTAAGTCATTCATTTCACCAGCCTCAAATGTGATCTTTTTACTTTGTTAAAAAATTCGTCTACTAGATGAACACACAGTCTGGGGGCAAACACTGTATTCTGCTGTATGTAAGACACTATTTCTGCAAGGTTGCGGTCTTGGATGCAACTCAGTAAGTAAGCATGATACGAATCTATGAATCCCAACGCTGATTTTGCTGGTGTTAAAATGTTGTATTGTTCCATCTTGTTCTCCTAGTGTTATTTAGTCAAGAATTGTTTTTTGTGTTGACATGATCGACTCTGCCCTGTAAAGTTCGTTCCGTAGCAGTAACCCACCACCGTAGTCCTATTTTTGGAGAATCACAAATGAGTCATATTGAGCACAGCACCATCACCCCGCGCATTGCAAAACAAGCACTTCTTTCTTGTATCAAGACTAAGCGTCCTGCTTTCCTTTGGGGTCCGCCGGGTGTTGGCAAAAGTGACCTTGTTCAATCTATTTCCAATGATATGGAAGGTCTGATGATCGACCTTCGTCTTGGTCAAATGGACCCCACTGAAATCCGTGGCGTTCCATTTTACAATCGTGACCTCGGCGTAATGGATTGGGCACCTCCGATTGAACTGCCCACGGAAGAACTTGCCAGTAAATATCCGATTGTTATCCTGTTCCTTGATGAAATGAACAGTGCCCCCACCAGTGTACAGAGTGCTGCATATCAACTCGTTCTTAATCGTCGTGTTGGCAAGTATTCTCTTCCAGACAATGTTGCTATTATTGCAGCAGGCAACCGTGAGGGTGACAAGGGGGTAGTGTACCGTATGCCTACGCCTCTTGCTAACCGNTTTGTTCACCTCGAGATGCGCTCTGATTTTGATTCGTGGCAAGAATGGGCACTTAACAATCAAATTCACAAGGACGTTGTTGGTTATCTGACTTTTGCAAAACAAGATCTTTGTAATTTTGATGCGAAGACTTCTTCGCGGTCTTTTGCTACCCCGCGTTCTTGGTCTTTCGTTTCTGACCTGCTTACTTGCCCGCCATCGTCGGATGAAGTCCTTCGTGAACTTATTTCTGGAACTATCGGTGAAGGTCTTGCAGTTAAGTTCATGGCACACCGAAAGGTCTCGGATCAGATGCCTAATCCGATTGACATCCTCAACGGTGATGTGAAGGTTCTTAAGACCAAAGAAATTTCGGCAATGTATTCTCTCGTAGTGTCGATGTGTTATGAACTCAAGAACGTTGTTGATAACAATTCTGCGGATGACGATGAATTTGAAACCGAATTCCATCGGATGGGAGACAACTTCATTAAGTTCATGATTGATAACTTTGAGCCTGAACTTACTGTTATGGGTGTACAGATTGCTCTAAGCACGTATCGTTTGCCGTTTGATCCCAGCAAACTGGTTACCTACGATGAATTCTATGACAAGTTTGGCAAGTATATCATGGCTGCAGTAGAAGCATCTTCGTGATTTGACGTTCCCTCGAGTTATTACTTTTAAGGAAAAGGCATGACAACAACTACGATTGATAAAAACAAAACAAAAACTGCTGTTGCAGAAAAAGATCCTGCAAAAGATAATGCTGCGAGGGAGCGGCTACTTTCGGCACGGATTACACTCCTTCTAAAGCGTCCATTCTTTGGTAATCTTGCAACTCGCCTTCGCCTTGTCAACTCAGATGGGTGGCTTACTACTGCCGCGACGGATGGTAAGCATTTTTATTATAATACCGATTTCGTTCTCAGTCTTAATGTAGAAGAATTGCAATTCTTGTTTTCGCATGAGATTTTTCATCTTGCATACTCTCATCTTACTCGTGTTGGAAGCCGTGACAAACGTCTATACAATATTGCTTGTGATTATGCTGTCAATGGTGATTTGGTCAAGCACAAGATTGGTAAGATGCCAAAATTGGGGCTATATGATAAAAAGTATGTTGGAAAAAGTTCTGAGCAAATTTATGATGAACTACTCGAAGATATTGATAAACTGGATATTGAAGAACTCCTAAAACTCCTTCTTGATGACCATCTTGATGGAGAAGGCGAAGATTCGGATGGAGACAGTGGTAAACCAAAATTGTCAAAGAGTGAGAAAGAGCAGATACTGAAAGATTTTCAGGAAGCGATGATTTCCGCCTATCAGAACTGTGGGGCAAATAATCTTCCAGACTCTTTTAAGAGGATTATCACCGATCTGACTGAACCAAAGATGAATTGGAGAGAAATTCTTCGTTCACAACTGGAAAGCACGATTAAAAGTGATTACTCTTGGATGCGGACTTCTCGTAAAAGTTGGCATTCGGATGCAGTCATGCCAGGTATGATTCGGAATGAAGCGATTGATATTGCAGTTGCTATTGACACAAGCGGGTCTATTTCTGGCAAAATGATCACCGATTTCTTGGGGGAAGTTCGTGGAATCATGGATCAATTTGAGTCATACAAGGTTCATGTGTTTTGTTTTGACACGAAAGTTCATAACCCTTGTATATACGAATCTGATGCCATGGATGAAATTGAGCAATACGAGCCCGCTGGTGGTGGGGGAACATTGTTCGAATGTGTGTTCTCATATTTGAGCGATAATGATATTGTTCCCAAAAAGTTGGTGTTTTTTACTGATGGGTATCCTTGTTCGACTTGGGGGGATGACAATTATTGTGATACATTGTTTGTTGTTCATGGGAACGAAAACATCGTTGCGCCATATGGCGTGACTGCACACTACGAACCAGATTGATTGAATGTATCCGGAGAAATTAGGATATTTTTTCTAAGGGAATGATTATGGATTTTTTTGACATACTCCTCATAGTGATATCTGTTATTGCTTTTGTGAATAGTCTCGGTTCGATCCGAGAATACTTGATTCTTCGTAAAGAAGAGAAGATGGAACAAGAAGCCTCGCAATATCTGGGAACTGCGAATGACACTTTTGTTGTTGCAAAAGTTGAAGTTCATCAAGGAAATGTTTATTTCTTTGATCAAAATACTGACAAATTTTTGGCACAAGGAACTTCATTCGAAGAAGCAGTTGATCATTTCGCTCAAATTTTTCCAAATAAGACATTGTTGATGGATCAGACTGAATTTGATTCTTATGTCAAACATTAAAAAGAACACGTTCGTGGTTGTCTATAACCAAGACCGAAAGGTTCTGGTTATAGACGCTTCCGATCAAAAACAAATGTGGAGACTCCTTAGTGGAGACAATTCTGGAATTTTGAATTGGATGCTCAATGATCTCACTACTAGTTTTAATTTTGGTGTGGATAAACTATCATTCACACTGATTGAAACCAGTCATTCACAGACTTACATCCAGAAAAAATTGGCAGAAACGGATGATTTCGAATCATACTTAGCGGAGTTAGAAAATGTTTAAGATCGAGGAATTGATACAAAGTGGGCATTATCCACAAAAAAAGGTGAAAAAGCCTATTCCACAGATGAATGGGTACGAACGATGTCCAATCATTCCTCGTGAAAATTGGCATCATTTTAGCATCCTCCAAGATACGATAAACTATAAAACTGGTCCATGGATTGCCGGTGGTGCAGTTCTTTCTTGGTACACTGGCAAAGCGGTTGATTATGGAGATATTGATGTATTTTGTGCAAATAAAGATCAGGCATTGGAGTTATGCAACAAACTGAGTGATTATGGACTTCACGATTGTTTTAATTGCTCCACTACAAGTAATTTCGTAGACCCAAATTCTTCAAAAACAGAGTTGAAAATTCAAGTTGTTAAATCTAAGTTTTTTAATAGTGTTGATCACTTGTTGGACTCTTTTGATCTGACGATTTGCAAGATTGCTACCGATGGAAGAACATTTTATGTTAATGACTCACGTTTTTACGAGCACGTGAAAGATAAAAAAATGTGGTTTGATGTGATCAATTCGACCACGATAAAAAGACTTGTCAAATACCGAATCATGGGTTATACTCTCCCCAAGTCGCAAGCAGAGCAAATCCTAAATTGCATTGATTTTGATTCGCATATGAAAAACCCAAATATGGGCATAGATGAATATGAAACAATTGGTTGATCAGGAAGAAATCAATAAGGCTATTGTTTGGAGTTTAAACAACCCAAACCCGATGATTTTTCGTAATATACAATATTCAACGAACCTTGTATGTTGGGCTGGGTGTTTGATGACAGAAAGTATGGCACTTATTGTTGCAAGTATGTTTTCAAAGATACAGGTTGGACGAAAAGTAAAAATGCTATGTATTGATGAAACTGTTAGGCTAATGTCTTGTGGTGCATTTGGGGAAAATAGTGAAAGATGGAAACGAACGATTCTTGCTCGTCAAGGATCGGCGCACAGTTTTTATCAACATATAGTTCGTAAAAATCTTTACAACATTGGCTTCCACAGTATTTCTCCAGAATATGCCAAAAAATGGTTACGAACTTTAATTTTGAATGGGTTGAACTGACATGCCTGTTGTTAAACTCCCTGCCAACTTAGTTCGTTCACGTGATGAACTGGAAAAGTTCATGAACAAACACGTGGGAAGGATTATTGTTGATTGGGATGTTTTCTATTTTAAGGCAATGGACAATTCTATTTTTGTAGAAAGACCATCACAATACAGTTGTTGGATAAGGGACGAAAAAAAAGTTCCGTTTATCCTGTTGTATTTTTCTGGAAAAACTGTATAATTAAGGCAATGTTGCATCGCAACATCTGGATAAATACCATGCCTAACAGGAGAGAAGAAATGCAACAATTCAAATTAACACCTACCTACTATTTGAAGCGAATGGTAAAAAGTGACAACCCAACTGATTGGGTGAAAAACTACATAGCATCCTTTGATTGCGCAAACAAGATTGCATCACACAAGTTTATTGATGGTTCTACGAAAGTTACAAATTTTTTGGTTGATGTCTCTAACATTGGAGAAAGAGTTGGAACAGAAGTTTTAGACATTTTGTTAAAAAAATAATTTTCAATTTAAACGATTGCAATGGGAGATAACTGCAATGGAAAAGATCGGGTTGGTAGTAACAAAAAAAGACAATCTTGGTCGAGATTATTTGAAATCTGAAAAGATAGGAACATCAGATGAGGCGCACTTGAGACAAGATGGGCTTTGGGATGTTCCAATTGAACTTACTCAGGACGAGATTGTCTATTTGGCACTGGAAGCACATCGCAGGGAAATGACGTTCAACGATATAATCGTAGAGATTCTTGAAAATGAAATCAAAAGGATTGAAAATGAAGCAGAAGCAAAAGTTAGTTGAAGAATTGAAAACTGGAGTGTTTTCTATTGAGTTTACCAAGAAGGATGGAACTCTACGGAAGATGAGGTGCACACTTAATTCAAAATACCTTCCTGAAGTTGAAACCACTTCTACTCGAAGACAGTCAGAAAATACCGTTTCAGTTTGGTCTATTGATGACAATGGGTGG